TTATGACGATCTGCATAACATTCTTCTTCGTCAGCATAACCGTACTTGTCTTTTAATTCATCAAAAATAAACAGCTCTGAACAAAATTTAGAACTAGATTGAAAACTATAGCCGTATTTTTCTAGCATTTCACAGACAGTATCTTTGCCATGCCTGCCGTGTCCAACAACAAGTAGTTTAGGTAACATGAATCATCCTTTGCACAATATACTTTACAGTATACAGAATAATTAAGTTTTTGTCAAGTATTTTTTACTTTTTTTGGCTTGTCGTTTTGCCCAGGCTGTTTCAAAACCAAGTGTGCTATACTCGGCTCGTTCGCAATTACCCCATAATCTAGTCATATAAGAATCATATGTTTTTGAAATATCTTTTTCGCTCCATGATTCCGGGATAAGGTGACCTTTAACCATCCAGTACAAACGATTTGCTTCTTTGTGTTGAAAGTATGTCATACTGTATTTACAGTATGTTTAGATTATAGCGTTAACATTAACCTATTAAGAAGCCATAACCGGTTCCGCCCGGTATTGCTGTTGAAACTTCTGCTTCTAGTTTTTCCATTTCGGCTTGTGCTTCTGCTTTAAGTGCATCGCCGTTAAGTGCTGATCCGCCTTGTGGTCCTGCAATAGTAGCAAATTTACTACGTGCTTCACCTAACATAAATTTACATCCAGCAAGTGTATAATCTTTGATCCATTGTTTAGCTAGATAATCGTCTAGTAGTTGACTATCAGGACGATAATTGTAACAATATAATAAGACTTCTTCGTCTGCTCTAGGACGCTGTAAAATTGTAAGTTTTTTAGAAGTGCTGTTCCATTTAAATTCAATAAACGAACCAAACATACGTCCTACTAATTCTTGATATCCTGCAAATAATTCGTAAGTTGCTAATCCGCCCATGTTAGAACTTGATAACAAATACGTATTTGTGTATGCTAGGTTAAATGGTTCAAACACTGTTCCGCCATCGCCTCCGCCAGTGCGTGAGCCAATACTTCTACGGAAAACTTTACGAACTTCCATTACTTCTTTAGGCAAGGTATAATCGTTTTGATCAATAACTAACGGAAGAAACACATAACTTTCTTCAACGCTGTTGTCACTTCGTTGTCTAAATTTTGTAAGTGCTTTAGTTAATGCTGTTTCATAATGAATAGGATCAAGTTCGACATCAACCATGCCGCCGCCAAGAAAAGCGTTAACGTAATCAAATACTTCTTGTTTCTGTGTTTGTAAATTTGCCATATAGAAGTTCTCCACTAGTATTTATCTTACGATAAATATGTATATGCCAAGACTAAGTTTATATAAACCAGAACGCGGTAAAGATTATGAATTCCTAGATCGACAGATAGGCGAAATGTTTACTGTTGGCGGTACAGATGTATTTGTTCATAAGTATTTAGGACCGCAAAACACTGATGCAGATAATGCAACAGCAGACCAGCCTCATTATGACGTTGTGAAAGAAACAAACATTCAAGATTTGTTATTCATGGAGAATAGAGATCGAAAATACGATCCAGATATCTATGAAATTCGAGGAATATACAATGTACAAGATATAGACTTTGATCTTAGTCAGTTTGGTTTATTTCTTAGTAACGATACGTTGTTTATGACTATTCATATTAAATCAAGTGTAGAAAGTCTTGGAAGAAAAATTATGCCCGGCGATGTTATTGAGCTTCCGCATTTAAAAGACGAATATGCATTAAATGATTATGCTGTAGCTCTAAAACGTTTCTATGTTGTAGAAGATGTTAACCGTGCTGCTGAAGGATTTTCACCAACATGGTATCCGCATCTATATCGCGTTAAGTTAAAACAGATTATGGATAGTCAAGAATATAAAGAAATACTTGATCTTCCTGCAGATGAAGATAACGAAACAGGCAACACTCTAAGAGATTTACTTAGTACATACGAAAGAGAAATGCAAATCAATGATGCTATTGTTGCACAAGCAGAAGCAGATGCTCCTAAAAGCGGATTTGATGTTAGCCATTATTATACACTTGCATCAAACCCAGACGGTACTGTTGCGCTACAAACAGCAGACGAAACAGATATAGACGCAAGCAATATTACTGTAGGCGCAGACGAAGTTGCTAATAGACCTGAAAGAGAAGGATATCAAGGTTATTTACTTGGCGTAGAAGACACGCCAAATGGTGCTTCTTTTGGTCATGGCATAAACTTTCCACAGAATAATGTAGAAGGTGATTACTTTTTAAGGACAGATTTTATGCCTAAAAGGTTATTTAGGTATGACGGCACACGCTGGGTTAAAGTAAAAGAAGATGTACGTATGACACTAACTAATACTGATACACGTCAAACACAAAAAACTTCGTTTATTAATAATACAAGAACAAGTGAAATTGGCGGAGAACAAGTTACAGAAAGACAGAGCTTGAGTAAGGCACTGAAAAAGAAACCTACGGCGGATAACTAATGCAACATTTTTATGATGGACAAATAAGAAGATACATTACTCAAATAGTTAGACTAATGAGCAACTTCTCTTATAAAGATGGTAAAGATCAATTAGTGACTATCCCTGTTATGTATGGAGATATTACACGACAGGTAGGCTCTATTTTAAGAGATAATTCAGAAAATAAAATACCTAGCGCACCGCGTATGGGTGTATATATTACAGGTCTAGAACAAGATACTAGTAGACTTGCTGATAGTTCCTATATAAGCAAAGTAAATGTTAGAGAACGTGCTTATGACCAAAACAATCAGGAATATTTAAACTATCAAGGTAAAAACTATACAGTAGAACGTATAATGCCTACACCTTATACACTAAGATGTAATGTTGATATTTGGACTACTAATACCGATCAAAAATTACAAATAATGGAACAGATACTTACACTGTTTAATCCTAGTTTAGAAATACAAACAACAGACAATTATATTGATTGGGCAAGTTTAAGTGTAGTAAATTTAGAGCAAGTAAACTGGAGTGGAAGAAGCATTCCAATGGGCACTGAAAGTGAGATTGATGTTAGTACACTAGGTTTTAGTATTCCAATTTATATAAGTCCGCCGGTTAAAGTAAAACGCCTTGGAGTTATTACAAACATTATTGCAAGTATACACGACGAAAGCAAAGGTACTGTTGAATTAGATATTGCAACTCCGCAATTAGACGCTTGGGACGATAGTATTGTAGTTGGTCGTGTAGATAAAGACGGTAACGAAATATACGAAACAACAAACAATACTAATGTTGTTACTACAACATATAGAGATTATGGTTTATATGTTGACAGTGACTCTGCACAGTTAATAAACAATAGTCGTGTAGGCGACACATATTGGACTGGTATATTTGATGTTATGCCAGGAACTTATCAACCAGGAATAAGTCAAATATTTTTAAGACGTTTAGATTTTCAAGATCAAGAATATAATATTGTTGGTACATTTGCTATTAGCGAAGTTGACGGTAGTAAATTAATAATTAATTGGGATACTGATACTATGCCAAGCGACACTGTTATACCCGGACCTAACGGCGATAAGAGTAAAATTGATTACATTATTGATCCTACAAACTTTAATCCTTCAAATATTAAAACAGCAGGAGTTAGAATTCTAATCCTTTCTAATATTGGAAGTACAGAAAATACAAGCGGGCCAAGTGCTTGGAAAAATTCAAACGGTTCGGATCTAATTGCAAATGCAAATGATATTATCGAATGGAGCGGAACAGGTTGGGAAATAGTGTTTGATGCGTCTGATAACAACAATGTCATATATACTACTAATCTAAATACAGGTGTTCAATATCGCTGGGACGGTGAAGATTGGCTACAAAGTGTTGACGGCGAGTATCCAAGAGGCACCTGGCGCATTGCTCTTTAACGATAATTATTAGTATGGACAATATTGTTTGTAGCGGTGCTCTCTATTACACCTTATCTACTAATAGATTTTTATTTTTGCACAGAACTCAAGGCAAGCATAAAAGCACTTGGGGATTAGTAGGTGGCGCAAATAACGGACCTGAAACTCCGTGGGAAGGTCTAAAGAGAGAAATACAAGAAGAAATAGGCACAATGCCTAACAGTGTTAAAACTATACCACTAGAAACATTTGTATCTAATGATAGTAAATTTTTATTTCATACATATCTCATTGTTGTGAAAGAAGAATTTATTCCACAGTTAAATAAAGAGCACGACGGATATGCATGGGTAAGTTTTTCAAAGTGGCCCAAACCGTTACATCAGGGTTTAAGAAACACACTACAAAGTAAAATTAACCTTGCTAAACTAGAAACTGTGTTTCAAGTAATAGATTTATTGGAGAAAGATTGATGGCTACATTTATTAGAGATTTAGAAAGATTTAAAAAAGACTGTAAGTATTACGAAGAAGTAATTAACTCAATCGAAAATGAAAAAGTACAACAAAGTTTTAAATCTATGTATGCTGATTTTTTAATTAAAGTAGAAGCTGTTGACCGTAGTGTTGAAGATATGGCAGGTGGCTTTGTTGCTGTTGGAGGACAACACAGTCAATTCGTAGACGATCTCAAAGAAACACGTCTACGACTTGATCGAGAAATTAAAAAACTTAAAAGATCTAAGGTATAATACTATCTAATGTTCCGTCCCACGGATCTGGATTGTCGCTGTTTGCCCATTCTCTAACAGCATCAATAAATGTGTTCATTTTTGCTACTTCAGAATCGGTACCAGCTCGAAGAATATTTAATTGTTTATATTCTGGATATTCTTTTTTAATTTTTTCTCCAGCAATATAATTAATGTCTACAAGTTCCCAAACAATAGAACAATCGTCATGGCCTACTAATGTGTAATTTCCGTTACCGTTATCTTGCCACACTTCTTTATGTATTTCAAAATCTTCAAGAGTTTTAATATCACTGTATTGATACGGCATATGAACTCCTATGCCTCCGTTTGGATAAACTATTTTCATTTTTTATTCCTCATCATAAGCTATAATTATCCCAGGCGCTACTAGGTAATATGTGCAACATTACTTTAAATCCGTATATAGTTAGCAAAGAATTATCTAATGCTCCATTTCGTCCATGATTAATAATTCTCATTGTAGTTGCATTAATACCACCAGGATTTTGACTTTCATATTGGCATAAACAAAACCAGTCTCTGTAATTTGTTGTGCCATAACGCTGTCCAGATACACGAACCTTCTCAGTACCGCTTAGCCAAGTTCTAGGAGAACTAAAGTTTGCTACGTTACCTGGAGCGTCCCAAAAACTACCACCTTGATGAGACCCATTTGAGTTTCTCAATAAAGCAAAATATGTATCTGAACTACCTGTACCTGGATGAGGTCTTGTCCCTACTCCAAGACTCATCCATACACTAATGCCATATCTGTTTGCACCGTCTTGATTGCTATAAAAAGGTGAAGCACCTGAGGCCCAAGACGGTGATGCTCCCATGCCGCCGCTACCTGGGTGATTTAATTGGTTAGAACTCCCGCCGCCGCCAGCAAGTTTACTATACCAATCAGTATTTGCAATCCATTCTAATGAAAGATCTGCATATGCTGGTGTACTTCCGTCGATTTCTGAAGTTGGACTATAATCATCTGAACTATTAAAACTAAAATTGTCTGCGTCTGTAGAGTTTACAAATCTAGGATATATTTGTAATACGTTTCCCATCCTCAAAGGTGAACCGTTATAATACGGCTCTATTTGCATAACGTAAGGATAATGTCCTTTGTTATTCCTATCGTATAATGCCATCTATTCAATCTCCGTAATATTAAATTTATATTTTTTACCTGTTTTATTATTAATTAAATACAAGTCTTCTGCACCTTCTTGTATAGTCCAGTTACCGTTTGTACCGTCAACATCGTTGCCTTGTACTTTACTTTCATTGTTTAAATGTAAGTCTCCAGTATATATGTTTCTCCAAACATTATTTACGCCACCAAGATCTTGCGAGTCATTATTATTTGGATACATATGTCCACTAGTGTCAATAACAACTCTTGTTGTATTATTAGTTGCAAGTCTTAGTACATGATTAGTATAAGATCCTACATATGCGCCATTAGTACCATCTGCTTGTAAAAATGCACTTACAGAATTGTCGCTGTCTTCTATTACAAGTCTTGGACTGTTAGTGTCAACAACGTGCATTTTATGAGGTGTTCCAGTAGTGCCAATATTAACTCTACCGTTACCGTCTACATAAGGAATATAACTCGATCCAGTTTGACCAATTTCTAAACCGCCTACATATTGTGCGCTTAGTCCTGATGATGGTCCGTCGCTACCAGCATGCCAAATAGTATTGCCGTTATATGTAACATTCTGTAACGCACCGTTGGAATCAATAACTTGTGTTGAATTAATTCTAAACTCGTTAGCTCTTACTTGTCCTTCAAAGTTTACAATTGGATTTGAACTTGTTATAGCAAGATACGCTGTACCAGTTGTACTTCCAGCAACTACGCCACCTTGTGGTGCTGGAGTTACTGTGCTTTCTTTTTC